TCCATGAACTTGATGACCATCGAGTGGCAGAACCGTGGCATCAATATGTGGACAATAGATCAGGGTGCGCTAACCCTGACAGCCGGTTTAAACACCTATGCCCTGCCTTTGGACACCATTGATCTGATGGATCATGTGATCCGCACCGGTAGTAACACGGCGTCTACTCAGTCTGACCTGTCCATCACGCGCATCAGTATGCCGACCTACGCAACAATCCCTAACAAGCTGGCTCAAGGCAGACCGATTCAAGTCTTTGTCCAGAGGTTGTCTGGCGTTCTGTCTCCAACCAACTCCACATTGAGTGGAACAATCACCGCCACAACCACGACCATTACGCTGTCTACGGTTGTGGGGCTTCCCGGTGCTGGGTTCATCAGGATCGATTCTGAGGACATTTACTACGGCTACCTGAGTGGTAACACCTTGGGCGGTGTTTTCAGGGCGCAGAACGGCACCACAGCAGCCGCGCACACCACCGGAACGGCTATTTACAACCCGAATCTACCGGCGATTACCGTTTGGCTGACACCGGACAACACCCAGACCTATCAGTTTATCTACTGGCGGATGCGTCGGATACAAGATGCTGGGGCTGGGGTGCAGACTGCGGACATGAACTTCCGGTTCCTGCCTTGTGTTGTGGCTGGCTTGGCTTACTACATTGCCATGAAAGTGCCGGATTTAGCGCCTCGTCTGGATATGCTCAAACAGGTATATAACGAGCAGTTTGACCTTGCGGCGGGTGAGGACAGGGAAAAGGCAGCGATTCGGTTTGTCCCGCGTCGGATGTATATTAGCGGCGGCGGGTAATGAAAGATCAACTCTTCCTCGCTTGGGCTGCTGGTTTTTTTGACGGCGAAGGCTGTGTAATGGTAGAAATGTCCAAGGAGGCGCGTTGCCGTCACGGTTTTAGGACAAGTTTACATGCCAATGTAACGCAAACCAGCCTTCCTTGTTTACAACTTTTTTTAGAAAATTTTGGTGGCTCAATTAGCACATCAAATTCCCGCACCCCTAATGGTCGTAGATGGTCTGTGCAGCATCGTTGGGTTTCAAGAAATGAAGAAGCGTTGGCTTTTTTAAAAGAAATACAACCGTATTCAGTAGTAAAAAAAGAACAAATTGCTGCGGCGCTTAAATATCAAATGTTTTCCGCCAACGGCAAAAAGTACGGAAGATTGGATAATCCAATTCCAGATGAAGTAATGGCTTCGCGAGTTGCTTTACGTAGTATGTTACAGGACATCAGGTCAAGCATGAAAACCCCGGCGTTGCCAGCAAGGGCAATACATGGGGAATAGATACGCTTCAGGTAAAAATGCTATTGCGATATGTGACCGTTGCGGGTTTAGATATCGCCTTAGAGACCTTAAAACTTTGATTATTAAGACTAAAAATATTAATATATTAGTCTGCCAAGAATGTTTTGAACCAGATCAACCACAGTTGCAGTTGGGCATGTATCCGGTCGATGACCCGCAAGCCCTGAGAAATCCACGGACAGACACGACCTATCAGACCTCTGGAGTGCTTGCAAACGGGTCTCTGGGAGATGGTAGTAGGCAGATTCAGTGGGGCTGGAACCCGATTGGCGGGGCTTCCCTAAATGACGCAGGGCTGACCCCCAACTATTTGACGTTGGATATACAGTTAGGCACCGTAACAGTAGTGACAACTTAAGGAGCTATTATGAAGAAATATCTGTCTGGTGGTGATGTCAAGCAGGTCAAAAAGATTGCTGACAAAGAGGTTAAAGGGCATGAAAAGAAGCTGCACGGTATGGCTTCGGGCGGAATTTTAGTCCGTGGTGGTAAAGCCCAAACCAAGGGTAAAATGGCTCGTGGCCCAATGGGTTAGGGAGTAGTTTATGAACTACGCAAGTCTCTGCACCAATATTCAAGACATCACTGAGAATACGTTCACAGCGGATCAACTTGCCATGTTCACGCAACAGGCAGAACAGAAGATTTATAACACTGTTCAGATTGCCAATCTGCGTAAGAATGTCACTGGGACGTTGACTAGCGGGAACAAATATCTGGCAACCCCGACAGATTTTCTGTCCGTCTATTCGTTGGCAGTCTTTCCGACCAGTGGGGACTACACCTACCTCATCAACAAAGATGTGAACTTCATGCGTGAAGCTTTCCCCGGCTCTACCGGTGGAACAGGGTTGCCCAAGTATTACGCGATATTTGGCCCAGCTTCTAATGACGTTACTGAGTTGACTCTGATTGTTGGCCCAACACCGGATGCTACCTATAACGCAGAGCTGCATTACTACTATTACCCCGAGTCCATTGTCACCGCTGGCACGACTTGGCTTGGAGACAACTTTGATTCGGCGCTGCTTAATGGCGCACTGATTGAGGCTATCCGGTTTATGAAGGGCGAAGCGGACGTTATTGCAAACTATGAGAGCATGTATGTAATTTCGTTGAAGATGCTGAAAAACCTCGGGGATGGTAAACAGCGTCAGGATGCTTATCGTTCTGGTCAGGTCAGGAATAAGGTTGCCTAATGTCTATCGTCCAAACACTGACTACTAGCTTCAAGGGACAGTTACCCCTTGCTGTCCACGACTTCACCACAGACACAATGAAGCTGGCGTTGTATTTGTCTACCGCCAATCTGGATGCAGATACCACTGTTTACACGACTAATGGTGAGACTACAGGCACAGGTTACACGGCTGGTGGGATTGTTTTGACCAACGCTACCGTCCTGACCTACGGCACAACGGTATATATAGACTTCGATGATGCTGCGTGGGCAGGTGTTTTGACGGCACGAGGTGGGTTGATATACAACTACTCAAAAGCAAACAAGTCCGTGGCAGTTATAAACTTTGGCGCTGATAAGACTTCGGTTAATACATTCACTGTTCAGATGCCAGCAAACACTTACACTTCTGCGCTCATTAGGATATAGACATGCTAGTCACTACCACAAAAGGCGAGATGGACGATTCCTTGCTGGAGAAGAGGGAAGGTTCTGTTGATAATGATAATGAATCCACTACATGGGTCGAGTATTGGCTTGAGGGTGAACTCGTGCATCGTTCGGCTCATGTGACGCTAAAGAAAATGCCGACCTTCGCTGGTGGCGAAACCGCATCAATAGGATAGGAGTTTAAATTGGCTGGTAAACCACGGATGTCAGAAACCGAGCGTTTTATGTCCAAAGTGCATAAGGCGGAGAACGGCTGCTGGCTGTGGGAAGCCTATTGCATGAAAAACGGGTATGGATTTTTTAGAACCCCTAAAAGAAACGAGCTAGCGCATCGTGTTTCCTATAGACTTTTTGTTGGTGCGTTAGATAAAAGAGATGTAATGCACTCTTGTGATAATCCTTCTTGTGTAAACCCAGAACATTTAAATCTTGGAACAAGAGCAGAAAATATGCAAGATGCAAAAAGAAAAATGCGTGTTTGCTTTGGTGAATCACATGGTCGAGCTAAACTAACAAACGATCAAGTTGAATTTGCAAAAACAGCGCAGGGATTACAGCGAGAAATTGCTGCTTCGCTTGGCGTTTCTCAAGGACACATAAGTTTTATTCGAAGTGGAAATCAATCGCACAAAGCAAAAAATTTAAATTGGGCGTAGCCCAAAAAAGGAACTATCATCGCAAACACTCAAAGTATGTGTACTTCGTTTCTCGGTGAACTGATGCTCGGTCAGCACCAGTTTGGAACCTCAACGATTGTTTCTCGTGGCAGTTTAACTTCGCCAACCACGGACACCGTTAAAGCTGCGCTGTATCTAGCGTCAGCCACTTACAACGCATCCACTACGGCATATTCAGCTACTGGAGAAGTTTCAGGCACTGGTTATACAGCGGGTGGCGTAACAGTTACTAATGCGACGGCTCCTACCTCGACTAATTCTTCGTCTACGGCGGGTGTGGGCTATTGGACGCCTTCAGCATCTATTGTTTACACGACCGTGACTTTGACAACCGCTTTTGATACGGTGTTGATCTACAACAGCACTCAGTCCAACAAGGCTGTCTCTGTCCACACGTTCGGGTCACAAACGATTACTGCTGGCACGTTCACTTTGACTATGCCTTCAAACACGACAACGACTGCTCTCATACGCTTGTCCACTACTTAAGGGTGAGCTATGTCTTTAGGCTGGGGGGATAGCACATGGGGTGCTAATGGTTGGAGCGGCACCCTCAGTCTAACCGGCGTAGAAGGAGCGGGTAATGTAGGCACGGTTGGAGTAAGTAAGACCATAGCTTTAACCGGAGTCAGCGCAGCAGGGACGGTAGGAACTGTAATATCCAGCGTTACAGACGAAGAAGCAGGTGATGTAGCAACAGGTTCGGTAGGTTCGGTAACGCCAAGCCTGACCATAGCCTTGACCGGGGTTGTTGCAAGTGGCGCAGTTGGAACGGTAGTCCATAGCAAAGAAGCAGCTTTAACCGGTAACGCAGCAACTGGAGCGGTTGGATCGGTAGCTCTGGGAGCAAGGAGTTTTGCGTTAACGGGGGATGTGGCTAGTGGTGATGTAGGAACGGTAACGCACGGCGGGGCATCGTTAGCCTTAACTGGAAACGCAGCATCTGGTGTAGTTGGAACGGTTGTTCAAAGCAGGGCGGTAGACGTAACAGGGGTTGATGCGGCTGGTGTAGTGGCTCAAGTTATTGTCCCGCTGCCGTCAAATCAAGCAAACGGTGCTGTTGGCACAGTAGTTCAGAGCAGGACAATAGCCCTAACCGGGGTAGATTCAGCGGGGTTGGTAGGCACAGTTTCTCGCGCAGCAACATCTTTTGCACTTACTGGAAACGCGGCAGCGGGGTATGTCGGGGATTCAATAGCGGTTTATTGGACACTTATTAACACAGTTCAAAACCCAAATTGGTCACCGATTACTGATTCACAAACGGCTGGCTGGACTACAATAACGAATACGCAAACGCCTAATTGGTCTTCAATAACAACGGTTCAAGTCCCAGTTTGGGGCGCTGTAGAAACAGAACAAACCCCTGTTTGGGAAGAAATACAAACTATTTAGTAAGGAATCATTATGACGACTGCCTCAACTACGCTTCTTGGACTAGCCCTTCCGGTTACCGGTGAACTAAGCGGCACTTGGGGTGACGTTGTAAATGCCTCCCTGACAAACCTGCTGGACACAGCAATTGCCGGAACTACCACTCTTAGTTCAGACGCGGACGTAACGCTTACCACAACGACGCTTTCAGCTAACCAAGCGCGTCAAGCCGTTATCCTGTGGACTGCCGGTGGAACCGCAACAAGAACTATCACGGCTCCTGCTCAAAGCAAACCCTACATTGTCATCAACAAAACCAGCAGTTCCCAAAGCATCAAGATTGTCGGGGTTGGCCCAACCACAGGCGTAACTATCGTTGCGGGAACCGCAGCTCTTGTAGTTTGGAACGGTGTTGATTTTGTAACGGTATCAGTGACCTCCACTACTGGGATTGTTCCCGTAGCTAACGGCGGCACAGGCTTGGCATCAGGCACATCTGGTGGTGTTCTAGCCTATACCGCTACAGGCACATTGGTATCTTCCGCAGCATTAGCAGCCAGCGCATTGGTTTTAGGAGGCGGGGCTGGCGCGGCTCCAAGCACCACAACCACAGGCACAGGTGTCGTTACTGCTCTTGGAGTCAATACAGGCTCTGCTGGCGCGTTTGTAGTCAACGGCGGGGCATTGGGTAGCCCGTCTAGTGCGGGAACCATACCAGCATTCACCCTTGGCGGCACAGTAGCAGGTGGCGGCAATCAGCTTAATAACGTCATCATTGGCACGACAACTCCGCTGGCGGGTTCGTTTACGACGCTGAGTGCGACGGTTCCATCAGCAGCGCAGAACGTGACGTTTGAAGCATCGACAGTGGCATATGGTGCCGCCGTAAAGCTAAAAACAACTGTTGGGCAGTTGATTGTCGGGAAATCCCGCGCTGCGGGTAATGACTTCGTTAATGGTGGTTACGGCAATTATGGGGTTATCACCACCGACACAACAGACGGCGTTGTTATTGGGGTTAATTCGACTGTTGTCGCCACGTTCACTACTGGCGGCATCAACGGAGTCCTCGGAGCGACCACACCAGCGGCGGCGAGCGTTACGACGCTGAGTGCGACGGGGAATGCAACAATAGGCGCTGCCTCTGGAGTAAAGTCTCTTACTGTCAGCAGTTCGGACAACAATGCAAGCGTCATCATCGCTGCTGGCAATGGTGCAACAGGTGGCCTACGGTTTAATAACTACGCTGGAACACAACATTGGAACATCTATGAAACTGAGGGTGCGTCTGGTCAGCAAGGCAATTTAAGCATCTATAACGAAGTTGCTGCTGCAAATCAATTAGTCCTCGACTCCTCCGGCAACTTGGGTCTGGGGGTTACGCCTAGTGCTTGGTCATCTACATTTAAAGGATTTCAACTGGGTTCAACTGGTTCAATTTGGTCAATTTCCAGCGGAAATGGTGGAACTTATTATGGGAACAACTATATATACGGTACATCAGGTCGCACTTATTTGACCACGGGTACGGCTCTTGAACTTGCTTTGGCAAGCGGTGCATTTCAATTTAATATTGCGGCATCAGGCACAGCAGGTAACCCAGTCACCTTCACCCAAGCAATGACCCTCGACTCCTCCGGCAACTTGGGGATTGGGGCTAGTAGTCCGAGTGCTAAACTGGATGTGCGAGATGTAACACAGGTTTATACCGGCAACTATGGAAATTTTAGCATAATAAATTCTGCTAACTCCAATATAGTTTTGAGTATGGGAATTGACACTACTCTTGGAACTAATGGATCGGCATATATAAACGCAGCAAAATATGGAACAGCTTATATTCCTCTTTTGTTACAACCAAACAGTGGCGACGTGGGGATTGGGACGAGTTCGCCTCAAGTACAAAATTGGAGGGCTGGAACATATTTAACAGTTGCTAACGCATCAACAAGAGGTCAAATTGAAACTGATGCGGCTGTAGCCGATTCTAGTTCGGCAGCTCTTGGGGCGTTGTTGTTTTCTTATAGTACCAATACTACAAATCATAAAACTGTTGCTTTGATTGAAGCCAATTCAGAAGGCGCAACAGCGAACCAACGAGGCGGGTCTCTTAATTTTTTCACAAAAGCTAATGGAACTGCCTCTCCAGCAAGAAACATGATTCTCGACTCCAGCGGTAACTTGCTGGTGGGGACTACGAGTGGAACATCATATAAATTAGCTTTAAAAACAAGTTCTGCATCACAAAGTGCAATTGGTACAACTGGCACATCTGGCGATACAGCATTTCAAGCAATTCTGATAACCAAGTTTGACAACGACTCAACCACATCGCAAAACTTTATTCAGTTTCAAATCAATAATGGTGGGGCAAACTGCGGAAAGATTACAGCCAACGGCGCAAACACGGCGGCATTTGGCTCAACATCTGACCAACGGGTAAAAGAAAACATCGCTGAGTTGCCTTCACAGCTTGCTAACATCATGGCATTGCGTCCGGTAGAGTTTGATTACCTTGAGTCTTATGGCGGTGGGCATCAAATTGGCTTTATTGCACAAGAAATTCAACAGGTTTACCCAGATGTAATTTCTACAGATGATTCGTCTGAAAAAATTATGTCTATTACTGGGTGGAGCAAAACAGAAGCCCGTTTGGTAAAAGCCATCCAAGAACAACAAGCCATCATCACCGCGCTGACAACCCGCATCACCGCACTGGAGGCTAAATGAACCTGCTCAAGTCTAAAACCGTCTGGTATGCGATTGTTATTGCAGTCTTGTCCATCGTTCAGGGCTATATAGGTTTGCTGCCGATGACGCCGGTAGCACAGATGTTTGTCGGGATTACGATCTCGGTGGGCATCGTTATTTTGCGTCTACTCACAACTCAACCCATAGGGGATAAGTAATGATTAAGCTGGAACTGGAACAGAACGAAGTGCAATTCATCTTGAACATGCTTGGTGAATTACCGTCGAAATCAGGCTGCTTTCCGTTGATCGTCAAGGTTCAAAGCCAAGCGCAGCCGCAAGTCGAGCAGCCCAAAGATGAAACCGTAATCGAAGCCGCGTAAGGATTAACATGATGGCATCTGTCACAGAAATTGAGGGCCGCGTGAACACGCATGAAGCTGTTTGCGAATTGCGGTATGAGAGCATCAACGCCCGTTTAAAGCGCATTGAAGCCGTTGGCCTGACGGCGGCGGGTGCCATCATTATGTTACTGCTGCATCTTGTGACAAAGGCGGGGTAGATGGACACGTTTGATATGCTGGTGAAGGCTTGGCCCATCCTGCTTGCCCTAATCACGCTCATCATTGTGCTGTCCAAGATCGACCTGCGTGTAGCTGTAATTGAAGAAAAGATCAAAACGCTGTTTGAGCTTTGGAACAAAAGGGGTGATAAATAATGTTTACTCTCCTCACTACGGTTATCTCTTTCCTATCCGGTGGTGTGCCAAAGCTGTTGGATTTCTTTCAGGATCGTGCTGACAAGAAGCATGAAGTCACGTTGGCTCAAATGCAAACGGAACGTGAACTAACGCTCAAGAGGGCAGGGTTGGAGGTTCAGGAACGCATTGAGCATATCCAAACTGAGCAACTCCAGATCAACGCGGACGTAGCTAACACACACGCCGCATTGGAAGAGCGCCAAAGCCTCTACGCGCACGACATAGCCATAGGTCAGGGGGCAAGCACTTGGGTGATCAATGCAAGGGCTATGGTGCGTCCTGCCATCACCTACGGCATGTTTATTATGTTTGTGTTTGTGGAGGTGTTTGGATTTATCTACGCATTCAAGACCGGCGTAGAATTCAACGTGGCGCTGGATCAGTTGTGGGATGACGATACCCAGACTATCTGGGCATCCATTGTTTCGTTCTGGTTCGGAACACAGGCTTTCAGCAAGAAATGAACGTCTCCGACAAAGCCATTGAGATGTTGTGTCACCATGAGGGGGTGCGTCGTAAGCCCTATCAGGACTGCATTGGCCTCTGGACGGTGGGTGTCGGGCATCTGATTGGCGATGGGAAGTCGTTACCTGACGAATGGAGCAAGACCCTTACACTGGAGGAAGTTCATGCGCTTCTTAAAAAAGACCTTGTTCGTTTTGAGTCTTGGGTATGCAGATTATGTCCTGTTAATCTTACTCAGCCTCGCTTTGATGCACTTGTCTCCTTTGCGTTTAATTTAGGGGCAGGTGGACTCCAGCGAGCCAGCATCCGCATGAAGCACAATCGGGGTGAGTTTGAAGGTGCTGCGGACGGTTTTTTGCTGTATACCAAGGCAGGGGGTAAAGTCTTTCAGGGGCTGGTAAACCGTCGAAAAGACGAACGTGCCGTATATTTAGGGGCATAAGATGCCGTTACAAAAACTAAAACTTAAAAGTGGGGTCAATAGAGAGAACACTCGCTATACCAACGAGAACGGCTGGTATGAATCCGACAAGGTTCGTTTTCGCCAAGGCACACCTGAGAAGATCGGTGGTTGGAGCCGTATTTCTACCAATACTTTTTTAGGTATATGTCGTTCGTTGTGGGCATGGATAACACTGGGTGCAGTTAGATTAACCGGCGTTGGTACCAACCTTAAATTCTATATCACCCAAGGTGGTTCATACGACGACGTTACCCCAAATCAAACTGTTGTTACCCTGACAAATCCTTTTGCTACTGTTAGCGGTTCCCCCATCGTAACTGTAACTGGCGCTGGTGGTTCTAACGGTAACTTCGTGACCTTCACTGGCGGCACTGCTGTGGGTGGTTTGACCATATCTGGTGAGTATCAGATTACCTATGTCAGCGGTGCTACATACACTATCACCGCAAGTTCTAATGCAACTTCTACTGTTGCGGCGGGTGGAGGCACTGTATATGCGGTTTCAACCATTGATGTAGGCCCAGAGATAGCTACTGCGCTGGTTGGTTGGGGCGCTGGCGGGTGGAATACCGGAACATGGGGCAATGGGACTTCCTCAACTGAACCTATCCGCATATGGAACCAAGCAAACTTTGGTCAGGACTTGATCTACGGGCCAAGGGGCGGCGGCATCTACTACTGGAATGCAACGATAGGCACCTTGCCAAAGACGTTTACCGTCACAATTGCTACCCCCGGTGTCGTTACTTCTACCATTAGCTTACCAATTAACACAGCCATTACTCTTACAACTACAGGGGCTTTGCCGACTGGATTGCTAGTTGGAACTGTCTACTACGTACGGACTACCGGAACGACCTTTAGCCTAGCTCTTACCGTAGGCGGGGCCGCTATCAATACCAGCGGCAGTCAGTCTGGTGTGCATTCCATATCACCACGCGGTATAAATATTGTTTCTATTAGTGGTGCCTCAGACGTACCTATATACCAGAACTGCCTGTTAATTTCCGATACAAGCAGGTTTGTGTTTTGTATGGGCGCTAATGAGCTTGGTAGTACCATTCAAGACCCCTTGCTTATTCGGTGGTCAGACCAAGAATCTTTTACCGATTGGACTCCAGACCCAACCAATCAGGCAGGGGATGTTCGGTTATCGCATGGTTCTAAAATCGTTGCTACCAATCAGTCTCGTCAGGAGATTTTGGTCTGGACTGATTCTGCCTTGTATTCCCTCCAATATCTTGGCCCACCCGTGATCTGGGGAACGCAGCTTATGGCGGATAACATCTCCATTGCTGGGCCTAATGCAGTGGCTTATGCTAACGGTGTGTCTTACTGGATGGGGGTAGATAAGTTCTACAAATACGACGGACGCAGCCAGACGCTTAACTGTGATTTGCTACGGTTTATATTTGAAGATATTGACAAGGCTCAGTATGCTCAAGTTTTTGCGTCCACTAACGAGGGGTTTAATGAGATTTGGTGGTTTTACTGTTCGTTAGGCTCGACTGTTGTAGACCGTTATGTGATTTATAACTATGTTGAAAACCAAGGTGCTGGGGCGTGGTATTACGGCACGATGGGTAGGACTGCTTGGTTAGACTCGGGGATTCGGAATTACCCGCTGGCTGCTACCTATGACAAAAACTTGGTAGACCACGAATTAGGTCTGGATGACGACACCACTGGGACGCCGGTAGCCATAGAATCATATATCTCGTCCGCTGAGTTTGATATTGATGACGGATATAAGTTTGGCTTTGTCTGGCGTGTGTTACCTGATATCACGTTCAGTGGGTCTACAGCCGCCTCTCCCAGTGTGACAATGTATCTCAAGCCGTTACAGAACTCAGGTTCTGGCTATAACAGTCCAGTTTCTGTGGGCGGTTCTACGACCCCTAGTGGGGCGGCGGCTGTGACTCGGACAGCGATCTTGCCAATTGAGGAATTCACTGGTCAGATTAATACCCGCGTCAGAGGTAGGCAGTTGGTGATGGAGGTGCGGTCAACGGCTCTGGGTGTGCAATGGCAGTTGGGTTCTCCTAGACTTGATATCAGGCAAGATGGTCGCAGATGACCACAACCACTAACTACATCCGCAAGGTAGACCCTCCCGCCCTTCCACAAGCAACGGATGACTACGCTCGTGCTTACCAAGATCAGACTAACAACGTGCTTCGTTTGTTCTTTAATAGGCTGTGCAATGGTTTAAACGCCATACTGAGCGTCAACGGCGGGGCTAATATTCAGTTCCCTCATGGCGCTTTTCAGTCCGGGGTTGACCAGACCGCCACAGTAAACACAGCAACCGCAATGACGTTTAACGTCACAGACTATTCTAATGCTGTGTCTGTGGTGAGTAACTCTAGAATAACGGTAACTACAGCAGGTATCTATAACCTGCAATGGTCTGGTCAGTTTGAGAACGCCGATACCCAACTACATGATGCAAGTGTCTGGATGCGTGTAAACGGCGCAGATGTGGTTGGGTCTAACAGTCTTGTTTCGGTGCCTAATAAGCATGGCGGTGTAAACGGGCATACCATTGCAGCTTGGAACTACTTTGTTGAGCTACAAGCAAGCCAGTATGTAGAGTTGTGGTGGTCTACGGATGATGCCCAAGTCTCCCTTCAATACTACGCTGCCGGAGTTACCCCCACCCGCCCAACCACAGCCTCTGTGATTGCTACATTGTCCTTTGTTTCAGCATTGCCGGGAGCTTGAGATGGCATTAGTCAGACAACCACAATATGACCGTAAATCCGACAGTGAAAATGGAACGGAAAAAGTAGAGGCGTTTGTTGATACTTCTACGGGACAGATATTTAACAACCAAAGGCAAGGCGATAGCGAGAACGGTTTTACTTACAAAATGACTCCTACGGATAGTTCGTGGGATTACATGAACGCAGCAGACCAGTCTGGTAAAAATATTTTTGGTTCTCAAGGCTATGTTCCAGATGAATATAAATTGTCTGGGGATGAATCTGGTGATTCTTGGGGTTCAAGCAATGTAGGTGGCACGACCCCGTCTGGCGATTTTCAAATTGGACAGTCTCTAGACCGTAAGGGTTATACCGATGTTCTGAATAAATATGGCATTAAACCAAAGTATGACCCTGAATACGGCTATGTTCTTCCCGCAAATGTTCACAATGCAGTAACTCAAGAGTATTTTAAAAATTCTGGACTTGGGTCGTATGGAAGCGGTGGCGATTTTATAAACAAAATGCTGGATGCCGGAGTCCCACTTAAGTTAATGATGTCGGCTATTGGTGGCCCAATGATGGGCGCGATATCTGATGCCGCAAGTGCTGGGCTAGGTTTAGCGGATGCGGCTGGGGGCATAAATGCAGCAATTGGCACTGCTTTAGAAGGATTACCCACCGATGTAATAAAAGGCATCACTGACGCTGCTGGCGCTGCTGGCAAGAACGCTCTGACATCAGGTTTAAACGCTGCTCTGTCTGGGCAAGACCCCTTTGACGCTGCCATTAAAGGCGGTATAGGTACAATTACAGGTGGCGCGTTCTCTATGCTGGGCGGTGGAATTGCTCAGTCTTTGACTGATGCTGGCATTGGTAGTGACATTTCAAATACAGTATCAAAAGCAGTTACTCAACTGGTAAAGAACGGAACTATAAGTCCAGAAGCTCTTTTGGCTGGTGCGGTATCTGGTGAAGTTAACAAAGAATTATCGGGCGTCTTTAAAGACCTCGACATTCCGGCGTCAATGATGCCGACTATCACTCAAGCCATTAACCAAGCTATAACGACCGGCGAAGTTGACCCAGCAAAGCTGTTTACTTCAGCCGCAATGAAGGCAATCAACTCAGGTAGTAAAACAGCTACAGAAGCCGCATCGGGTGTGGTAACGGATGACGAAGCCGCTGCCGCTACGGTAGCTGCGGAAACTCCCTTAACTCCCGCACCGGATCAAGGTGAAGTTCCACAGCCTCCTGTATACGTTCCTCCGGTTGAAGAAACCCCAGTCAATACCGCAACAACTGAAGCTCCCGTAACCCCCGTTCCAATAGTGGTAACGCATGATGACGGCACTACAACGTCTACAGACCCAGTAACCAATGAAACAACTGTTGTACCTACCACTCCAGAAACCACATTAACTCCTGCGCCAGATCAGGGCGGTGTTCCTACGCCACCTCCGGTGGTTATTGATAACGGCGATGGCACTTCTACCTATGTAGACCCCAACACAAATCAACCTGTGGTTGTAAACAATCCTGTAGAACCAACGCCTGAAGTTAAGCCAGACCCAAAACCTATAGAAGAACCATTGCCATTACCGAAACCTATCATAGAAGAACCTATCTTAGATATAGAACCACCTATCATAAACGACGAAGAACCTATCGTAAAAGAACCTATCTTAGATATAGAACCACCTATCATAGAAGAACCTGTCATTACAAATCCTGTTATTGTTGACGAGGACGACGAGGAAGACGAGGACGACGAAGAAGAACCTGTCATTACAAATCCTGTTATTGTTGACGAGGACGATGACGATGACGACGAATTAGACACTACCTGCCCAGAAGGTTGGCACTGGAACGGTAATATGTGCGTCAGTGACGAAGACGAAGAGGAGCCTGACTGTGGGCCGGGGATGCTTTGGAGCTTTGCGGACAACGCTTGTATGCCGATAGATGATGTGACCAATCCTGTGGTCAGTCCAACGCTACCCGTTAATCCTGTTAAGCCCGTTAAACCTGTTAAGCCTGTGGTTCCGGTTAAGCCTGTGGTTCCAGTTAAGCCATTGGTTCCAGCCATACCAGCCGTTGACCCAGCTATTGCTGCTGCTCAAACTCAACAGAACCAGCAAAACTCGCTCTTAATGGGGCTTTTGCTGGGCCAAGAACAAGCGCCGCAAAAGGAGGAGCCGACTCCTCTTGTTAGATCAAAAAATGCTTTTAGCTGGGATGCGCCATACGCTGCTGGTGGTAGTGTGTATTCTATAAACGATGAACTGATTAAGATGTTAAGGAGTTAATGATGGCTATCAATGAAGAAACCGGCGAATATTACGATGAAGTTGATGAAACGCTTCCAATAATAGAAAAACCTGTTGATACTGTGCCTCCAGATATTACTCAACCTGTTGATCCCACTCGTCCTGATGATCTAACTACTCCTATAGACCCTGATACCGGGTTGCCAGTTGTTGATACGCCAGAAGACACTGATCCAAACGCTGAAAAAGAAGGTTACATAAAAGACCTGAATACCGGCAAATGGGTTACTGTAGCAAGCGCCGAAGGTAAAGCCGCAATAGATTTGGCTGCACTTCAAAAAAGCCTACCAGAGAAAGCATGGGAGTCTCTTAAAAGCGCATTTACTAAGGATGGCTCAACTGACTGGAAAAAATTAATGGCTGTGGGTGGTGGCCTTGGAGGTTTGGCTACCAGCCTTTTGAACAAAGACAAGCCAGCGCCAATTACTGGCTATCAAGGCAAGATACCAACCCTTAATGCTGTTCAACAGCAAGTTCCGGGAGCCTATGACCCTACCCGCCGTCCGGGTAGTTCAGGACAACGCTACCTTACGGACATGAAATACGCCGATCCTGCCGCCGCTGCTGCCGCTCAAACTGCTGCCGGTGAACAAGCCACAGGTCTTGCTGCTTTAAACGCGGCTAATCCAGCTATGCAGAAAATACAAAAAAGTCCAGAAGGGAAAGTGATTCCAGATTCTATGGTTTCAAAGCCTTACGCCGCCCCTGCTTCTTCTGTGATTGATCGTCTTGCACCGACAATGAAGGGGTTGGCTTCGTTAACAGACGCAAAAAATGTAATAACATCAACAGATGATGGCTGGAAGATGCCTCTAAACAAAGAATCTGCCCCTACAGATATAAATGCTCAATCGGGTGGTATTGGTTCTATAACTCCGGCAAATCAAACTGTGGCTCAACCCGCTGCGCCGGGTAAATACGACAGTCCGACCGCTCAGAATCCAAATCCGGGTATGATTGCTATAGATGATCCGGTTTATAGAAAAGGAAATTCTTCTAATTTTTTGAGTAGTTTATTTGATGCCTCTAAACGGACGCCCAATCCCAACGCACAACCAATAACCTATGAAGATAATTACGCTTCCGGTGGTGGCATAACTGCCCTTAAACGCGGGAACTATTTGTCTGGCCCGACGGATGGAATGGCTGATAAACTACCTGCAAATATTGAGGGAAATCAGGAGGCTAGATTGAGTCACGGTGAATTTGTTATTCCGGCTGACGTGGTTAGCCATCTTGGTAACGGGAACTCCGATGCTGGGGCAGAACGCCTTTACAGCATGATGGACAAAATCCGTAAAGCTCGTACTGGCACAAAGAAACAAGGCAAGCAGATCAACCCCAATAAGTTTCTTCCGGGTGGTTTGGTGGGCTATGCCGGTGGAGGCGATGTTAAGCATTTCCTCACAGGCGGTGTTACACCCCCTGCTAATGCTATTGGCGCGGAATCCAACTTATCAAACTGGGCGGGTGATTACGTCACGGGTATGCTGGGTAAAGGCCAAGCACTTGCTGCTGCTCCGTATCAGGCTTACGGTGGCCCTTTGACTGCGGGTCAATCTGCTGGTCAAACCGCTGCTTTTGATGCCTCTGCTGGTTTAAACGTGCCTACCTCACAGATGGGTGCATTCACTCCGCAGACCTTCACGGCTGACCAAGCACAGAACTACATGAATCCCTACCTCTCCGCTGCCCTTAACCCGCAGATGGAAGAGATGCGCCGTCAGTCTCAGTTAAACCTACAGCCCAACATGGCTAAATTAACTCAGGCAGGGGGGTTCGGTGGTTCTCGTCAAGCTTTGTTGGAGAGCGAATCCAACCGTAACCTGCAAACACAACAAAATGCAGAGTTAGGCAAGGGCTACCAAACGGCTTTTGACAAAGCTATGGGTCAGTTCAATACGGAGCAAAACAGAGGTCTTGAGTCACAGAGAGACACTAACGCCTACGGTCTCCAAGCCTTGCAGAAACAGGCTGATCTTGGGGGTCAGCAACGCGCTATTGAGCAAGAAGGTATTACCGCAGACAAAGCGCAGTTTGAGGAAGAGAAAAAAGACCCGTATAAGAAGATTGAATTCCAGAAAGCATTGCTAGAAGGTCTTCCGGTTCAAGCGCAGTCTAACAACTATCAACAGCCTAGCGCCCTTGCGTCACTGCTTGGTGGGGCAAGTAATATGACTGATCTGTATAAACTATTATTCCCCGATACTGCCTCCGTTACTACTGTTAAGAAATAAGGAACCACTATGAACGGTCAACCCAATCAAGGTATTGCCTCACTCACGGGTGGTATGGGTGGTAGTCCAACGCTAGGCGGCGCTCCGCAAACTCCGCCAATGCCACAAGGGGGCGCTCAAAAACCGCAACCCACGCCGCAGGGTGGGCTTCCTCCTGACCTGCTTAAAGCTCTTGCAATGGCAAGGGTTAAAAAGCTTCAGGATGCTGCCAAGAGAGACCTTGAGTTGAAGATGGCGCAGCAACAAGCCGCCTCTGGGGAAGACAAGAAGACTGTAGTCCAGCAGATGGAAGAAGGCGTTGAAAAAGGCGCAATGGACGAAATCCAGAAAACTTTGACAGAAAAGCTTTCAGGTGGCGTTCAAAAGGCAGCTCCACAACCCTCTCCTATGGCTGGTGGCATAGCCTCCGCTCCCGGTGCTAATCAAGCTGCTCAACCTGAAGCAATGGCTTCTGGTGGGATTGTTGCGTTTGATGAGGGTGGTGAAGCTAAATCTCAATTCCGATTGGATCGCCTTGCCAAAGAAGAAGAAGGCAAAGCAATTAACAAGCGCAATCAAGATTTGATTGAATTGCGTCAAGCAATGCAAAAGCAAGGTTTGGGTTATTTTGAAAGCGCAACGCCAGAAGAGAGGCAGTTATCTGAATCTAAAGTTGCTGCGTTAAAAAACGCTTATGAGTATTTGAAAGGCTATGATCCTAAAGCTGCCGCCAAACCTGCCGCAGTAAATCAACCGGCTGTGGCAACCGAACCGTTAAACGATAGGTTTGGTATTGGCGAAGGTGAACAAAGACCTCCGGCACAACGTCCTGCTGCTCCTGCTGCTCAACGTCCTGTTGCTACGCGTCCTGCCGCTACGCTTCAAAATGTAAGTAACGAACCTCAAGGTCTTGGCTCTTTGCTTCAATCGGAGCTTACAGCCAGCATTAAAGCTAATCCTGCTGACGCTAAAAAGGCTGCTCTTGAAGAATACCAGCGGATGGTTCCACAAGATCAAGGTCTTGTGGATCAGCGCAAGAAAGACTCTGACGCATTGAGGGCCGCCCTTGAGAAACAGAACGCCCCACTGGATTGGTCTGATCGTCTCAGTGCTATGGCACAGGGTGCTATGGGTGGTGTGCGTGGTGGTAGTAACTGGATATCTGAGGGTGTCGCTGGTGGCGCAAAGCTTCGCGGTCTGGAGGCCTCACATGCTGCCAAACAAGCAGAGAACTTGGGCGTCCTTAAGGGCATGAGTGAAGAAGATTACAACCGCGACATTGCTTTGAAAGAGAAGCTCTATGGCGTTGGCAGCAAGGCTTATCAAGAGGCTGTGAAGGCCCGTGAAGAATACCTGAAGACCGGAGCGCATCTGTTCAATACCCAAGAACAGACAAAGACGGAACGTGAGAAGATGAAGTCAATGGAAAGGATTCATGCTTCAGATAATGCTGCAAGGGCGGCGCTAGCAAAACTACCTGCCGCAGAGGTTCAGCTTATTGAAAAACTTGCGTCATCAACGGGGAAAACTTTTGCCGAAGTTTATGCGGATATGTATCCTGCTGGCAAAAAACCAGCGCCTAAATATGATGCAAATAAAGCGGAGGATTTAAATAACTTTATAATGTCGAATACGTCTGCCGCTAAAAAAGACCCAGCTATAGCGGCTCAAGTAGAAAGTGCTAAAAAACAACTTAGTGAAATGCGAGGTTTAACTTCTGCCGTTCCGCAAACCTCTAATGCGAAAGCTCCGAAATTTTTGGGATATGAATAATGCCTATAGCCCGTTTCGAGATGCCAGATGGCAGGGTTGCTCGATTTGAAGTTCCTGCCGGATTAAGCCCAGAAGATGCTCAAAATTTAATTTCATCATCTTTTGCAAATAAACAACCAGACGCTCCGCTAGAAAGAACTTTTGGTGAAGCTGCCAAAGATATCGGTGCTGGCATCACATCTGGCGTTGGTTCTTTGGTTCAATTGCCGGGACAGCTTTATGGGTTAGCTACTGGTAATTTTGAAGACACCGGACTACTTGGCCTTGGTAAAAGCATTGCCAAATCCGGCGAAGAGATGAAATCTGAAGCGTTGAAACAGCGGGAAGCTCAACGCTCACAAAGGATTCAAGAGGCAGAAAAGAAAGGGCAATGGGAAGCCTTTAAGACTGCTGCCGGTGAAACCATCAAAGACCCCGCTCTGTTAACCAGTTTCCTTGCTGAACAAGCTCCTCAGATGATTGTCCCATTTGGCGCTGCCAAGGTGGGTAAAGCCTTAACAATGGGTAAAGGGCTGGGTGCTGGTCTTGCTGCGGAAGAAGCCGCTCAAGCGGCTGGCACAACAGGAACTCGTGCGGCTATTGGTGCAGGTGCGGTTCAACAAGGCGCGGACATTGGGACAGGCACATATGAGAACGTCTATAAAACCTTGGTGGATAAAGGCACTCCGCAAGAAGAAGCTAAGAGCCAAGCTTTAAACCTAGCCCGTGCTTCAGGTGCTTCAGGCGCAATAATTTCCCTGTTAGCCCAGAAACTGCCCGGAGCCAAGACTCTGGAAGAATCTTTTGCTGGGGTTCCCGGCACCACAGGTCGTTTGCTAGGCGCTGCAAAAGGCGCTTTGGGCGAAGCGACCAGTGAAGTGGCTGAAGAAACGGGCGGTAAGTTCGCCCAGAACGTGGCGATGCGACAGGTCAGCCCAGAGCAGGAACTGACCCAAGGCTTGGGCGCTACGGCAGGTATGGCGGCAATTGGTGGCGCTGGCTTTGGCGGCGTGGCTGGAGGGCTTAGAGCGCCCCAAGAAGCCCCGCAACCGGTTCAGGCTACCCAACCCTCACCCATAGTCCCAGAAGCGCCCCAGATCGATCCTGACAAGTATAGGAGCGCAATTGAGCAGCTTCGCGCAAACATTCCAGAGGCTGGGATATCTGATGCCCAAAAGATTGCCGACATCTTCAAGACTGCCGGTATCCAAGATGAAGCAGAGATCAGCTCCTACGTCAAACAGGCCACAGATAATGGGGACATAAAAGCTCACATAAGCCCGTTCTTTGATGTCAAAAATGCGGATGGAACCACCCTGTTTCGGACGACTGAACAAGCAATTGCTGACAAAGCAGCAGAGCGTTTAAACGCTGAAGAGGCGAATAAAGCCTCTGTCGTCCCTGTTGAAATAACCACTTTGAGGAACAATGCCGGGTATCCGCCCGGTTATGACATCAAGCAAGGGCTGTTTAAACAGCAGGGGTTTGATATTGTCTCCGGGGATACCGTCCTGTCGCCCAAGCCCATGTCTATGGACGAGGTGGATCAAAAGGCCCAGCGTCTGGCTGAGATTAGGAAGGACGGGATTAAGGGTATCGACAAGGAGGTCAAAGGGCTTCAGGCGAAGACTGACCAGAACAATCTGTCTGTGGAAAGCATGGAGGCAGAGGGTCAGGCCAATACCCCTGAATATGCAACCCTGTCTCAACAGGTAGCCCAAGACAACCTTGCGATCCAAAAGAGCATTGAAGAACTGACCGCCAAGAAGACATCTTTCACTGCGCCTTTGCTGGTTAGGCCAGCAAAATCTTCTGACGAAGGGTTTACAGTCTTTCAGAACGGTAAGCCGCTTTATTATTTTCCGACACTGGAACAGGCAGAAGAAACAGTTGATGCCGCGCCAACTAGTGTCCCAACGCAGGAAGCCATAGCCGCCAAAGAATCCCTTCGTCAAACCCTTCTGCCTTTTATGAAGCAGGTAGGACTAGAAGGAACGGGTCTGCGGATCATGGACTCTATCGAGAGCGCACAGGGTTCTGGGGATGGTTACTACGCTCAGAACCTGATTGCAATTGCGTTGTCAGCCCCCAATCCGATGGCAACCCTGCGTCACGAAACGATCCATGCCTTGAAGGAACTGGGTGCTTTCACGGATCAGGAATGGAAGCTTCTTGAATCCACAGCCAAGAAGGACTGGATTAACCGCTTTATCAAGAACCGCAATACCCAAGATGGCAAAAGCCTTTACGAGGCTTACAAGGCGATCTACCTACAGGACAAGGGCAACTTGGAAGGTTTCGACAGCTACATCACCGAAGAAGCCATTGCTGATGCGTTTAAATACTTCAACGCCAACGGCACTCCGCCCGGGATGCTAAGTCGGATATTTGCCAAGATCAAAGCTTTCCTTGAGTCCCTTGGCAATCAATTCTCAGGGCTTGGCTTCCAGACCTCTGATCAAGTGTTTAAACGGGTAGAGATGGGTCAGATGCGCCCGACTCGGGCTGCGCCTGAAGGCAATGCTCCGCGCTATGAGGGTGTGGAAACTGGTGAAGCTCCCCGCTTTTCCTTAAACATAGATGACTCCGGCGACAAACGACCCTTTGATTTAAAGGGCGTCCGTATCTACGAGAAAGAGCTTGAGGATATCGTTAAGAACATAGGCAATCGTATTGCAGGTCTGACCAGCGGTAAGACCCTTGCTGACGTTCGTGCTGGGGTTAAAAAGCTCCAGCAGTATGCGGATGATGGCATCCAAGGTGCCGAGTGGTATGAGAAGTCTGCCAAGGCAGTGCTTGATGTCTTCAATCAAGACAAAGTCTTGGCTGAGAAGTTCTTCCAGATCATTGCCATTACATCGGCGGCTACTGAAGTCAAAGCTAACTTCACCATGACGTATAACGCTTGGAAACAAGCCGCCGAAGGTAAGCCAATCAAGGTGGCAACGGAGCAAAAGAATAAAAGGATATCCGATCTTTTGAACTTTGGTATTGATTGGGAAGGCCGTAAAACCAATACCTTCTATTTGAACCTGATGGAGGCAATGGAAGGCAAGGACTCAGGCCGCTCTACTATCGACCTGCACATGACTCGGATGCTGTTCAACAGAGATGCCCCGACAGATGCTCAGTATGAACTTGCTGAGAAGATGGTCAGGTTACTTGCCAGCAAGGTCAATGTCCCTCCCAGACAGATACAGGCTGCTTCATGGGTTACCCAGAAAGCCAAGGGCTTGTTTAAACAGTTTAGGGAAAAAGGGCAGCATAAGAAAATGAACGATGAGCAACTGCGCTTCCTTTGCTTTGAAAGGGCGTTGGGTGATTATGCTTATTCGTTTAAAGCCAAGGGGGTCACTTCGTTACCGTCTACCCCTGCGTTGCGTGAACCGTCCGCAGAGATTCGCGCAAGGACTGAGATCATTACCGGAGAAGCTATCCCGTCAACCAAAGGCGAGATGGTTCAGATTTCTGAAATGGTTTTTAAGGAAAAGCTTGAATTCAACAAGCAGGTAATCAAAGAAAAGACCGTTGAAAAAATTGCCGACATACTTGGGCTGAAAAGCACCATACGCGCATCTGAAGGAACGGGCGGTTACGCCAGCGCTGTATCCCCTAACATGATTGTCAGGATCGTCAACTTCAACCCAAAGGTTGCCAAGGCTGACGCTCAGACGTTGTCTGACGCAATGTCTTATGTCTTTCAACAGGATGCTACGCCGTTCTTCCGCGCAGACCCCAATGCCACCGGGCAGCTTGGGTATCGTATACAGTTTAAACCTGCTAACCTAACCATTACCCAAGAGAAGAAGCTGTTTAAAGCTTTGCAAGAAGAGTTGGGAACTGAAGCTGGATATTCTAAAATCAAGAGCAATGAATTCATCTTGATTAATTACCGTGGCGATGACGGCAAACCATTCTTGATGGATGATGCGTCGTTTGAAGCTGCGCTGGTTAAGTTTAGAGACAAGGCACAGGCCATTGTTGGCGTAGAGAACTCAAGCGCTTTTGGCGCAGAATCGGAGTATAGATATTATGATTGGGAAAACGAAGCCACAGGAAAGACTCTTGTCAAAAGCATTCAAAATGGCAGACCCGACAGACCCGATATATCAGCAGGGCTGGATAGCCTCCGTAAATCCTTCGTTGATGCGGCAAGGACAGCCGTTGAAAAAACGGGAGTCAAGCCAAAGTTCCAGCTCACAGAAGCCGAACAACCAGAAATAAAAGCCCGTATCAATGTTGACGGGGTGATGCGTCCGACCCGCAACAGCAGGGGTGCTTTTATTGCCACTACCCCAGAGGGTATTCAGAACTTCTGGCGGTGGTTTGGCAACTCCATTATGGTAGACAGCAAAGGTTTCCCAAGGGTAATGATGCATGGGACAGCCCGTGACTTTGAACGCTTTATGCCTAAACAGGCTGAAGCCATCTTTGTAACAGACGAACCATTCTTTGCTCAGAACTTCTCTCAGTTATCCGAAGATTGGATTTCCAAGAACTACGATGATCCATCTGTTGGCCTGACGGATGAAGACATTAAAGACGCCAAACGCGAAACCCTTAGCAAGATGGACGATCTGACTCGGCGTGAATACGGTCTAAACATGAAGACCGATCCCCAGAAGTTTATTGAATATGGTATTGATGAATGGCGAACCGCTGTCCTCAATCGCGCAGAGACTAGGGCAAACACAGTCCCTCTGTATGTGAAGCTTGAGAATCCGTTTAACTATCAAAACAAAGATCATGTGAAGAGGGTTGTCGATGAGATGACCAAGGATTGGGGTGGCAATACCCATAAGTTTGAAACAGATACTCTAAATCTGATAGAGACAACGATCTCCAAGAAGCAACTGGATGGCTATCTGTCGATGGGTGATTGGGGTTACATAGAACACCCAGAGACAATTGCGGCAATCAAGAATCTAGACTTTGACGGTATCACCATGCGAGAAGACATGGCGGATAAGAACTATGCCGTGTTTAAACGCACTAATGTGAAGTCTGCGGTGGGTAACCTCGGTGCTTTCGGTCAGCGTAAATTAACGCAGGAAGAGCGTAAAGCGGAAGGCAAAAGAGAAGGCAGAACTATCACCGCCAAAGAAGCCAAGATAAGACAGGAAGAAGGTTACATCCGGTATTCAATCAGTTCCCCAGAAACTCCAGCGTTTAAACGCTGGTTCAAGGACAGCCGGGTGGTTGATAAAGACGGCAATCCGCTGGTCATGTATCACGCAACCAAGACGCCGGAAGAGGGCGCTGACCTGTTCAGCGTGTTTAACAAGTCAGACGATGGCAAGTTAGGCCAAGGCATTTACACCACGGCGGTGGAGAAATACGCCGAGAGTTTTGCCCCCGATGGGGTGGTGATGCCGCTTTGGATTTCTATCCAGAATCCGCTATACCTCGACCTGACCGCATCAATCCAAAAAGGCATAAGCGCAAGGGACATCTTGCGTTCAAAGATTGCCGGTGAAGAACCGTCTAGGGAAGTGGACTATCTGAGGTTGGATGGCAATGGCTCCAGAGAGATCAGCAACAGTTTAAACGCTGAGATACAAGCCATCACCGGTAAGCGCATGATGGATATGTCTGGGGCTTCCATCAAAAGGGCGTTACAAAAGGCTGGCTATGACGGGATTATTGTCAGAGATGTTGATGGTAATTTCGTGGAGGTCAATGCCTTTGATCAAACGCAGATCAAGTCTGCCATCGGTAACCGTGGGACATATTCGGAGTCTAACAAAGACATCCGGTATTCCATCAATTCCCCAGACACACCTGAGTTTAAACGCTGGTTTGGTGACAGCAAGGTAGTGGACGAGGGCGGTAAGCCGCTGGTGGCGTATCACGGAACCACTTCTTCGTTCAATGTGTTTGAAACAAAGCAAGTCCAGCTTGGCAAGCCGCGCAGAAAAACAAATGCCGGTGAGTTGGGGTCGTGGTTTGCTGCTCCGTCCACTAAAGAATACGACGAAGGAAATGCGGAATATATAGCCTCGTCTTTTACAGAAGATACTTCTCCTTCCGCTAAGTTAGATGACTACAAAACGGGGGCAAATGTCATGCCCGTTTATTTGTCTATAAAAAACCCATATGATGCTGGAGATTATGAATCTCTGATGGATGACCGCGATGAATATGGTTCGTGGAAAGCGTTGAGAAAGCATTTAGAAAGCGAAGGATACGATGGTATTGTTATCTATGGCAGTGACACTGATGGCAATGTGATCCGTGATGATTGGGTTGCGTTTGAACCCACTCAAATCAAATCGGCTACCGGCAACCGTGGCACGTTTGACGAGAATAACCCTGACATCCGGTATTCCATACGCGATGCCTTCGATGCCGATTTCAACGCCAACTTCGGACAGGCTGGGAATGATGCGCTTAACCGCGCCACCTATGTTCGCCAAGAGAAGGGGTTTGCACAGCGCATAGCTGAAGCAATCTCTCCTGATAGCGTTACAGCTATCCGCCAGAAGCTGCTCAATAAATATGAAGCCGTTGAGCGTCTCAGCAAGATGGTTGCAGCCGATACAAGGCCGGGATTCTTAGGGGCTAAAGAGCTTCTCGCGGATGTCTCTGCCAATGCTGCTGCGCTTCAAGCTGACCGCGCAGCAGGGGTTGCTGCCGAAGCCTTGATGAACGGTATACCGGTCTATGAAAATGGCTACACCAAGGTCACTGACATGGGTGGCAAGGTTAAGGGCTTGATCCCTATCCTTGAACCGTTACTCAAGAAATACCAGAGTCCTAAAATCTTGCAGATGTTCCAGTTCTACAGTGCTACGCGTCGTGGTATCCGGCTGTATAGCGAAGGCAGAGAGCGCGTCTTGACGCCAGCCGACTTTGCTTTGGGCAAAGCCTTTGAAACCAAATATCCTGAATTCAAGACTGCCTATGATGAGTATCAGAAGTTCAATGAAGGGCTGGTCAAGTTCCTGATTGATACCGGCGTTCTGTCTAAAGCGATGGGGGCTGAGTGGACTAAGTATGGAGACTACCTCCCGTTCTATCGCCAAATAGATGGCGAAACAACCGTTGGCCCAAAGATGTTCCAGAACCTTTCCGGCGTTAAGATAACACCCGAGCTAAAGGGTGGTGACGCACAGATCGGTGACTACCTTGAGACAGTGGTCAGGAATACTCGCTCTGCCATTGAGCAGGGCATGAAGAACGTGGCGGCGCAGAGAGTTGTGCGGGATGTGATGCGTTTAAACACGCAAGGCATGAACGACATGGGCCGGAAGCTACAACCCCATGAG